TTTAGGTCACGACAATGTCGGAAAAACGTATTGGATTAATTGGTACTTTCTTACACTGGCACTTAAGCACAATTTAACGTTCTGCATTTGGAGTGGTGAGAATCAGAAAGGACAAATCCTGCGTGATATGATACAGATGTACAGAGGTAAGCCGTTCAAAGAACTTAGCCATTCTCAAATTAGTGGAGATCTTGCATTTTTAGAACAGTCGTTTATGTTCATTGACAATGCACAACTTTACAAACCTGCTGATATCTTAAAGCTATTTACAGAAAGTGGAGCAGATGTAGGATTGATAGACCCATTTACAGGACTTGATAGAGAAATGAGCTTTGCTGGTAATTACGAATTTATGAATCAAGCAAGACAATTTGTTAATCAAACAGGGATGACAATCTACATAAACACGCACCCAAATACTGAATCAGGTAGAACAGGGAACTTGTATGCTGATGGAGAACTAAAAGGACATCTAAAAGCACCGTTAAAAGATCACATTGAAGGAGGTAAAGCATTCTTAAACAGATGTGACGATATGATTGTTATCCATAGATTAATTAAACATCCTGAGTTAAAATACAAAACGTGGGTACAGATAGAAAAGGTTAAGGATATGGAAACAGGAGGAAAACATACAGGAATGGATGAACCAGTTGTGTGTGATTTTAACAAAGGCATTGGATTTGAAATACACGGAAAAGACCCTTTGAAACCTTACAGAGTAAAAGAACCATTTCAAGCAAAGATTACAATGACAGAGCAGAAGTTAAACGCATTAAAAAACACAAAATGGACATAGGATTAAAACTACTTTACATCAAAGGACTTATTCAAAAGAACATTTGGAAAGTAAAGCTAACAAGGGAAGAATTACAGGAAAAACGACCTGAAGCTGCAGCTTACATAAACGGAGCTAGAGATACTGAGAACGATTTAAAGCAGGTGCAGTTAGCAATCGTTGAACTTGAGACAGAACTACGTTTACACGGACGAGAAATCAACCGTTGTCTGCATATAAACGGAGAATTAAAGAAAAGAATTGAAGAACTAGAACACGAACTTAAACACCAAAATTTAGAATTATGAGAAAAGAGCATAAGTTGGTTGCATTAGCAGCAGTATTACCAGTATTAGCAGATTGGATTGAAGATTTAAATGATCAATCAGTATTTAAACGAGACCTAAAAAGAAAAGCAAATATGTTAATGCAAGAAATTAGAAGAGTAGATGATCAAATTTTAAGTATTTACGGAAAGAACAGAGAGCAAATCTACGAACAGCAGGTAGACTTACAGATTAGATTCCGTCAATTTGTAGAATCAATAATTGTAGACTGATGAATCAAAATAGAATTTTTAGAGTAATTAAATTAATGGAATATTTACAAACTAAACCAAGACCAATTTATGCAATGGTTAGATATTTACAAATTTCAGAACGATCAGTTTATCGTTATTTAAAAATGTATGAAAAATTAGGATATCAGTTAAACAAGGATAAGTTTAGTAAATATTCAATCACTAAATTACCGTTATGAGATGTAAAAAATGCAAACAAAAGTTTGAGCCTATCAGGTTTAATCATAAATACTGCTTACAAGACGATTGCATAAGAGCTTTTGTAGCAGAGGTTAAAGAGAAAACGTGGAAAGAAACCAAAACACGAATGAAAACAGACCTAAAAACTACTCAGGATTGGTTAAAAGAAGCACAGGTAGTATTCAATCGTTTCATCAGAGAACGTGATCAAGGACAGTTATGTATTTCCTGCAACACAATACCAAAGAAAAAGAATGCAGGACACTACTACTCACAGGGAGGACATTCAAACGTAAGATTTGACGAAGATAATGTTCACCTACAATGCGAAGCCTGCAATACTCACTTATCAGGTAACTTGCTTAACTATCAAATAGGCATAGAAAAACGAATTGGAGCAGAAAAACTAATTCAATTACAAGGTAAAGCTCACATTGAAAAACGCTGGAGTATAGAAGAACTAAAAAATATTATAAAAAAATATAAAGATTTAGTGCGAGATATGAAATAATGTTATATCTTTGTATAAACAAAAACCAATTTATTATGAAACATTTATTAAAAATTCAGGCAGAATTAAAATGTCCAAAAGGTAGTTTTAACGTATTTGGAAAGTACAAGTATCGAAGTGCTGAGCAGATTTTAGAATCGTTGAAACCTGTTCTACAAAAACACGGTTCTACATTAATTTTATCAGATGATATTGTTCAGGTAGGTAACAAGCTATTTTTAAAAGCTACAGCAACTCTAGTAGATGATAAAGATGAATTATCAGTAAGTGGATTTGCAGAGCTAGGAGAACATAAAGGAATGTCATCTGAACAATGTACAGGTACTGCATCAAGTTATGCACGTAAATACGCTTTAAACGGATTGTTCTTAATTGACGAAACGGAAAGTGATCCTGATTCCAAAGACAATACTCCAGTGCAACCAAAGAAACAAATACTAGACGCTAAAAGATTTCAAGATGCCGTCAAAGCAGTAACAGAAGGAAAGATAACACGTGAGTATTTAGAAGCTAAGTTTACGTTAACAGAAGGTCAAATCGATATACTAAACGCACTATGAAAGTTAGATGCTCTGCTATAGGAAAAATTATGTCAGCACCTCGTAATAAATCGGAGGTGCTTTCACAGACTGCAAAGACATATATTCACGAGATGGTGCTGCAGGATAAATACGGAATCAGAAAAGAGTTTAGCTCACGTTACACAGACAAAGGAAACGAAGTAGAAAACGAATCAATCAACCTAGTCAACGAAGTTTTAGATGTAGGATTCATTTACAAAAACGAAGATTTTTACGAGAATGATTGGATTACAGGAACTCCCGATGTAAACACGGAGCAAGTATTACTAGACGTAAAAAGCTCTTGGGATGGTTCTACCTTTCCGTTTTTTGAAACTGAGATACCTACAAAGGATTACTATTACCAACTGCAAGGTTATATGTGGCTAACAGGTAAACAAGAGTCAATGTTATGTTACTGTTTAGTTGACACACCTGAATTAATGGTTGAGGACGAGATTAGACGCACTCACTGGAAACTTAATCTTATGGAAGAAAGCCTTGATTTAAGAGACGAAATCCAAAAGAAGCACATCTTTAGCCACATTCCTAAGAACAGACGTGTAAAGGTATTCTTTGTACAGAAAGACGAAGCAGTTATTGAACGTATAAAAGAGCAGGTAGAGCTTTGCAGAGAGTATTACAACACCTTAATAAATTTTTTATGACACCACAAGAAAAAGCAAAAGAGTTAGTTACTAATATGCAAGTTGAACACGATATAGAAAAACAATGTTATTATTTTCATATGTCGTTAGAAAGTGCAAAGCGAAGTGCATTAATTGCAGTAAATCAAATAGTAAAAGCAAATCCTAAAGAAGATAACAATAAAACTACTTCAATAGGTTATTGGATAGAAGTTGAATATGAAATACAAAAGTTATGAACCAACTAATAGAAGACCAAATAGTAATACGTGTTTTAAGCCGTTTTGCTGAACGTTCGCAAGTAGGAATAAACAAGTACAAGACTACACTAGAACGAACTGATTTAAGCACGTTAGAATGGCTTACACACGCACAAGAGGAAGCTATGGACTTTGTGCTTTACTTGGAACGACTGAAAGACGAATTTAAAACAAAAGACAAATGAAAATAATAATTCAACAATACGAACACACGGTAACACACGAAGTACCTCACAATGATGTTGACCTTGATGAAGCAGTTAGAATGTGTGAAGGACTTTTGAGAGCAATTGGATACGATTTTACTGGCAACCTTGAGATAGTAAACGAGTGGAAAGATAACGATCAGTGGGAGGAACAAATCAATCAAGGATAAGCACCAATTTTCACCACATATATTAAATAGAAATGATAACTAAACAACAAGAACAATGAAAACAGCAGTAGAATGGTTGGTAGATGAATTATATAAACAAGGAATAAGTTTATACACTCCCGAATTAATTGAAAAAGCCAAAGAAATGGAGAAGGAGCAGATAATAAATGCTTTTGGTGTTGGTTGCCAAGTTGAATCAACAAGACTAATTGGTTATCATGATATGGCAGATGAATACTACAACGAAACCTTTAAACAACAAGAACAGTGCAAATGTGGTCAGCCAAAAGTTGGTGGATATAGTTGCCAAAGAACGGATTGTAATCAAAACCTTTAAACAACAAGAACAATGAAAATAGTAGATAAATTTATAGAAAAAATATTATTTAAAAATTTTAGCAAAAGTAAAGCTCTTATTTTAAGTTTTAAAAAACAACAAGAAGAACTAAGAATTGGAAGACCTACTCCAGATATTGAAATTAAAGAAGCAATATATGAATGGATAACACTTTTAAAAAAAGCTTTAGCTTACCAAGTTTTATGTGGAGTTCTTTTATTAGTAGTAATATTAATGTATTTTAACCTTTAAACAACAAAAACAATGACAACACTAATTGGAATCTTCCTTATACTTAAGTCAGTAAGTAATGGAATAAAATCATTAAAACAAAAAGATATGGGAGCAAAAGCAGTAGAGTTACTAATGCTAATTGTTCATTTAGGATTTGGGATTTATTTATTAAACCTTTAAACAACCAGAACAATAGTAACAATTAAAACAAAATAAAATGGAACAATTAGAAAGAGAAAGAGAACCTATGGTAGATCCATCTCCAATTAAAGAGTATAGACCATCTCGTGTTGAGGCATTACAACAGCATGAAATTAGAATTAGGTTTCTAAGTAGGGGGTGCATTGTCAGTGTAGGGTGTAAAGAGATTGCATTTCAAGATTTATCTGATGCAATTCATGAAATTAATAAGTATTTTACATGTCCTTATGAAACACAACAAGAGTGGCGTGAGATTTTAGAGTAAATGATAACTAAACAACAAGAAATATGAAACTATACGAGAATTTTATTAATGATGGCACTTTAACTAATTTTTATGGTGGCAAGACAGATAGTGGGTATAAATTACAAATTAACGGTGAAGAAAAAATGAAAGAGAAAGAATTAACGGCAGTAGAACAATTTTGGCAAGATGTGCAAGATATTTTACCATCAAGTGTAGATACTGAAATGGGAATCAAGTTAGTAAGAGCCTTTGAACAAGCCAAAGAAATGGAAAATTCTCAAGCGACAGAATACGCAAAATGGTCTCTTGGTATTTATGAACTTCATGCGCGGTTTTTCACATTTTTAGAATGGATTAAAGATGAACCAAAAGACGAGCGACTAGCAATGAAACTATCACCAAAAGAAAAAGCAAAAGATTTACAAAATAAGTTTGGTGCAAGTTCTTCACCAAAAGTAGTTGATGAAATTATCAATGCTTTGGAAACTTATGATGATGTAAATGATACTTTTGAGTTACAAAATATGGACGGTGACTTTAGGTATTGGGACAAAGTAAAACACGAACTAACTAAACAACAAGAACAATGAAAACAAAACAAAGTGAAATTTCAGATAATTACCAAGTTGGTGATGTCTGCATATTTAAAAAGGCAGAAGAAGGACTCCCAAGAGTATTTACAACTCATAAAGTTGATATGGATTATGGTGTTGTTTATTTTTACAAACTTGATGGTGTTGAAGAAAGCATCGGAACTAGTTACATAAATAAAATTAACTTTTAAATCAAAATAATCATATTGTTGGAGTCAACAAAATGATAACTAAACAACAAGAACAATAGTAACAATTAAACAAATATAAAATGGAAAAACAAACATTTGAACAAGCAGTAAAGCCATTAATGAAATGGTTGAGTGAAAACAAAAACCCACACACGACAGCAATCGTTACAAGCAATGTAGCTGAATTAGTAGAAGGTGTTGAAGTAGTAAACACAGAAGAATTTTTAATTGATTAAATTTAAACAGAATGGAAAACAAGTTAAACACAGGAGCAATCTTCAAAAACACGAACAAGAAAGCGGATAACCACCCCGACTACAAAGGTAAAGTAAACGTAAATGGGAAAGAAATGGAAGTAGCTTTGTGGGTTAAGCAAGGTAAAGCAGGATCATTCTTTTCTGCAGCATTCTCAGAGCCTTATGTAGCACCTGAGACAATGGAACGTAGACCAGTAAGTGATGCAATGGATGATGATGGGCTTCCTTTCTAAAATGGAAAACAAAAACTACCTTTTTACGTTATATTAATATGAAGACAAAAAATTGTATTGTATGTAATGTTGAGAAGGTAGTTTCTGATTATTACAAACACAGTCAAATGGCAGATGGACATTTGAATAAATGTAAAGAATGTTGTAAGTCACAAGCGGCTAAAAGACATTACGAATTATATAAAGACGAATCTTATGTAGAAAAAGAAAGAGCAAGAGGAAGGGAAAAGTATAAACGATTGAATTATTATGAATCTTATAAAAAATCAATAGTTGATAAGCCTTGGGTATCTACTCAAATATATAAAAATCTACATAGACAAAGAAAATGTGCTAAAGGATATGAATTGCATCATTGGAATTATAATTATTTAAATGACGTTTTAGTTATGACTATTTCAGAACATAGAAAAATACACAAAAAAATGAAATTAGATAAAGAAAAGAAAATATTTATTTACAATGGAGAGTATTTGGATACCTTCAATAAGCATAAGTCTGCAATAGAAGAAATACTTTCTAATGTACGTTGACGAGGGTGAGTTGCGTAAGCAATTAGTGAAGTTGTTACGTAGCAAAACACGAAATCAAATCGTGCAGGACATTAAATCAAAAACAGGAAAGTTTCACCAATACCAAATAGACAAATTCTTGCAAGGCAAAGACATCACACTAAGCACTGCAATCAAATTAGATGAATATTTACTGCGTGAAAGAATGTAAACCGAAGCCACTTTAACAGGTGGCTTTTTTATTGTTGAAAACTTTTTAGCAACGTGATTAGATTTTCATCGTAAGTTTGATTAGAATTTAACCAATGGATAAATTACAAACACTTGCAAAGCATCACAAAGATTGGGTGAGAATCGTCAATAGTTTTGGCGAATACTTCTTAGCTGATGACATTGTACAAGAAACATATATTAAAATTATACGTTTAAATCATATAGATAAGATAGTTACTGACTCAGTAAACAAAAACATTATGTGGTTAATCCTGCGAAGTGTTTACGTTGATCATTTAAGAGCTAGAAAGATTGAAAGCGTATCTATTGACGATTGTGTGAAGTTAAGTTATGATGATTGCAACGTAGAAAAACACGAAGCATTTAATATAATTGAACAAAAGATACAGGAAGAAGTAGACAAATGGCACTGGTACGACATTAAACTATTTAATCTATACAGAGAATCAAACTTATCAATGCGTGAGATAGCAGAAGAAACAGATATAAGTTTGACTTCTATATTTAACACATTAAAGAACTGTAAGGAAAGACTTAAAGAATCAATTGGAGAAGATTTTGAGGATTATTTAAACGAAGATTTTGAACTAATAAAATAAACAATGGCAAAACGAATAATTAAAAAAGCACAAGGATTAGGAGATACAATCGAACAAATTACAGAAGCAACAGGAATTAAAAAGCTAGTGAAGTTTATTGCTGGAGATGACTGCGGATGTGATGCACGTAAAGCAAAGCTGAATGCATTATTTCCATATAACAAACCTGAATGTTTAACGGAAGTAGAATACAACTATTTAAACGAAACACAGGTATTGTTTAAGAACTCAATCAAACCTTCAGAGCAAGACGAAATATTAAAGATTTACAACCGTGTTTTCAAAGTAAGACAAGAGCCAACATCTTGTGCTAGTTGCTTACGTGAAATAGTTCTAAAGATGCAACAAGTATTCAACGAATATAAAGACGAAGATGCCAATTCCTAAACCACATTCAGGAGAATCAGAAGCAGACTTCTTAAAAAAATGTATGTCTGATAATGTAATGATAAACGAATACGATGCAGAACAACGCAGTGCAATTTGTCGCACAAGTTACACAGAGAAACTTGCAGGAGAAAAGATATCGTTTGATTATGACGGAACATTCTCAACTAAAAAAGGATTTGATAGAGCAGTTAATCTTATTCAATCCGGTGCAGATGTTTACATCATTTCAGCGAGAGATTCAAAAGACGGAATGTTAGTAAGAGCTAATAAAGCAGGAATACTTTTCTCTAAAGTTTACGCTACTGGAAGCAATGAATCAAAAGTACAAAAGGTAAAAGACTTGAATATTACCGTTCACTACGATAACAATCAAGATGTAGTTAATCAACTTCCAAACATCGGCAGACTTTTTACATAAACACGAAATGAAATACTATCTAATTGATCACGGAAAAGAAATGCTCGAAGCTGCTAATGCAGTAACAGACTTATTAACTAAGCAAGGATATCACTATGTTGTTTATCTAACAGATGCAAACGGATTAATGTGCATAGAAGAGATAAGCGAGAATGAATTTTTAGACCACTTTAAAAAGAACCAAAACACGAAATAACAAATGGCAAAACTAGGAAGACCACGTAAAATAGAATCACCAGAACAACTATGGGATATGTTCAAATCGTACAGAACAAACGTAAAAGAAAACCCAAGATACAAGTATGTAATGAATCAACGCTCAGGAGATATGATAGCAGAACCTTTAGAATGTCCACTAAGCATAGACGGATTCGAAGTGTATTGTTATAACAAATTTGAATGCACTGTTTCTCACTATTTAGAGAATACGAACAAATCATACGACAATTATTGTACTATCTCCGCACATATACGAAAAGAAATCCGACAAGACCAAATCTCAGGAGGTATGGTAGGACAGTATAACGCAAGTCTTACAGCACGTTTAAACGGACTTACTGAAAAAGTTGAAAGTACGATTATAACTGAGCAACCATTGTTCCCTGAGGAGTAACTATGTTTAAAAGAACAACTGCGATAAACAAAATTCTTTCGTTGAAAAAACGAATTAAGATAATTCAAGGAGGAACCAGTGCGGGAAAGACATTCGGAATTTTACCTGTGTTGATAGACAAGTGCGCCAAAGAGCCAAACCTAGAAGTTTCTGTAGTTGCTGAATCAATTCCTCACCTTAGACGTGGCGCATTAAAAGACTTTATCAAAGTGATGAGGTGGACAGGCAGATACAACGATGACAGGTTCAATAAGACGTTATTGCGTTACGAGTTCGGCAATGGTTCAGTAATGGAGTTCTTCTCAGCAGATGACGCATCTAAACTCAGAGGAGCAAGACGTGATATCTTATACATCAACGAGTGCAACAACGTCAGCTTCGAAAGTTATAACGAGCTTTCTATCCGTACCAAAAGAGAAGTATTCTTAGACTTTAATCCTGCGAATGAGTTTTGGGTACACAAGGAACTAAAAGACGAACCTGACTCAGACTTCATAATCTTAACGTACAAGGACAACGAAGCATTAGATGAATCAATCGTAAGTCAAATAGAAAAGAATCGTGAGAAAGCAGCAACGAGTTCCTATTGGGCGAATTGGTGGCGAGTTTACGGACTAGGAGAGATAGGAAGTTTAGAAGGAGTAATCTTTAACAACTGGAAAACGATAGATACAATACCAACCGAAGCTAAGTTGATAGGAATAGGACTTGACTTTGGTTACACGAATGATCCTACTTCAGCAATAGAAATCTACAACTACAACGGACAAAGAATCATAAACGAAATATGTTACCGTACAGGAATGGTAAACTCTGACATAGCAAAAGTGCTACCTAATAACGTTACAATTTACGCAGATAGCTCAGAGCCAAAATCAATCGAAGAGATTAGAAGATTTGGAAAGATGATTAAAGGCGTAACAAAAGGAGTAGATTCAATCAAGTTTGGAATAGACGTAATGCAACGACAAGACTATCTAGTTACCAGTGCAAGTACAAACCTAATCAAAGAGCTTAGAAGCTATTGTTGGAGTCTAAAGAAAGACGGAGAAAAGACAAACGTACCTATCGACCATTTTAACCACGCTATTGATGCTTTAAGATATCACGAGATGGAAACACTAGGACTTAAAAAAAATTATGGACAATACAACATCAGATGATTTACCAATGATGAAAAGAGTAGTAGAAGACTACATCTATCAGAAGACAGGAAAAAGGATTACAATAGTATTCGATGACGTTATGCAAATCAGAAGACACTTCCAAATGTTAACTGCAGCTTTCGACATTATACACGTACAACAAAATAATAAATAAATCGTTTAATTAATATGAAGTTAGAAATCAACGTACCTTCAAGCCTAAGTGAGATTCCACTTAAACACTATCAGGACTTTTTAAGAGTTCAGGCAGATTCCAACGATGAAGAATTTGTCGCTCAGAAGATGATTGAAATCTTTTGTGGTATAACACTAAAAGATGTAGTTAAAATGAAGCTAACGAGCTTAAACGAGCTAATAGGACACTTTACAAAGTTATTTAGTGAGAAACCTAAGTTCCAAAATAGATTTAAGATAAAATCAGAAGAAGGAGAGATTGAGTTTGGATTTATTCCGGAGTTAGAGGAGATCAGTTTCGGTGAGTATGTAGATTTGGAGAATCATCTTACAACTTGGGACAACTATCACAAAGCAATGGCAGTTATGTATCGTCCGATTATCAAAACACGAAAGGATAAATACGATATCTTACCTTACGAACCTAATCAGGACTTCCAAGAGTTAATGAAGTTTGCTCCGCTGGATGTTGTCTTAGCATCAAGTGTTTTTTTTTGGAATTTAGGAAACGAGTTATTGCAGGCTACCCTGAACTATTTAGAGAATCAGATGAAGAAGGACAAGAAGCTATCAGCGACTTTTCAGAAACAACTCAATTTGCAAAACGATGGGGATGGTATCAATCAATATATGGACTCGCTCAAGGAGACGTTACAAAGTTCGATGCAATTACCGAGCTTAGACTTACTAAATGTCTCACCTATCTTGTCTTTGAAAAGCAAAAAAACGACATTGAAAGAAGACAATTTGAACGTAATTTAAAACGATGACAGGATTCTACGACATATTAAATAAACTGAAATGGCATTTCGACAATGATGAGATTGTTAACTCAGTTACACAAGGTGATATCTTTCAGGTTGACTTAAATAAACAGACTATCTTTCCATTAACTCACATCATGGTTAATAGTTCTACACTGGGAGATAATACAATGAGCTTTAATGTTTCTATTTTAGCAATGGATATAGTGGACATTTCCAAGTCAGAAGTGATTGATATCTTTCAAGAAAATAACAACGAACTAGACGTACTTAATACGCAACACGCAGTATTAAATAGAGCTTATCAGCAGATGCTTCACGGTAATCTTTGGGACTTACAATTTGCAGTAGCAGGAGAACCTACATTAGAACCATTTACAGAACGATTCGAGAATTTACTAGCAGGATGGACAATGACATTCGATGTTACTATTCCTAACGATATGACAATATGCGACACTGGAAGCTACGCACCTTTCTGTTCACCTTCATTTGTCATAAACACGGATGGAAGTTATACTGCAACGATTCAGAGTGGAGAAACTCTTACGTTACCTAACACGACATTGAATCTACAAATAGACGGAACACAAGTATCAACATCAACATTTGCAACTTTAAGCAATCAAACAATAAATTTAGTATGGCAATAGACATAAACATACCATCACAAGTAAAGAACTACGCAAACTTAGCAGCATTTCCTGCAACAGGTACGCTAAAAACAATCTACATAGCAAACGACACAAACAAGACATATCGTTGGACAGGTTCAGCTTATGTAGAGATTTCAGCAAGTCAAGCAGCATCTTGGGGAACTATCACAGGAACACTATCTTCTCAGACAGATTTACAAACTGCTTTAAACGCTAAGCAAGATACCTTAGTAAGCGGAACAAACATAAAGACGGTAAACGGAACTACGATTCTAGGAAGTGGTGATATTGCTATTGCTTCGGGCATCACAATCGGTACGACTGCAATCACTTCGGGTACTGTTGGACGAGTATTGTTTCAAGGGAGTGGGAATGTTGTTCAGCAGAGTTCGTCTTTGTCTTATGATGATACTGCTAAAACATTTACTTTAATAGGTCCTATTGGTTCGTTTTTTCAACATACTCCTTTAACAAATTATGTTGGATTTGGAGGACTTCAATTTAATGTTGCGAATGGTACAGAACGTGCTTTTGCTAAATTAAATCCAGATAGTGGTGAGTTTAAAATTGGTACTACGGGAAGTGGGTATTTTACAACTATTCATTCGGGAGGAGTGGAGCGTGTTCGTGTTTTTCAAAATGGCAACATAGGCATCAACACCACCACAGACGCAGGATTCAAGCTAGACGTTAATGGTACTGCGAGGGTGAGTGGTGGAACAAGAATTACGGGTTCTCTTTTATTAGGTTCGTATTTAGCGGGTGCGGGAGTTGCGGGAACTACATTAAGTATTTATGGAAGTGATTCAGATACCAACGGGCAACAATTATTTATAAATGCAAATGGTATTTGGCAAGGCTCTACAACTTTAAACGCTTCGGCTTGTACTCAATTTACCTCAACAACTCGTGGCTTCCTTCCTCCACGAATGACAACCACACAAAAGAACGCCATTGCTACACCAGCTGCGGGACTAATGGTATACGATACAACACTTAACTTAATGGCTTTATATAACGGAACAATATGGACAACACTTTAACAACAAACGGAGTAGCGATTCAACCAATCGTCTATCCACTTAACGAAGGTACTGCGACACGATTATCCGTGTTAGTTTTGAACTTCCAAACGGATGCAACGACTTGCACGACCTATTGGCAATTACTAACTGAAGAAGGTAAGATGTTAAGCGAAGACAATTATACCTTGACTGAAGAACAATTCTTAACTTGGGGGACTGATAATTCAGTTGTCAACGAGTATGTTGCTGAAGCAATCGGAGTTACAATCATCTAAAACACGGACTATGTTAACACTATCAGAAGAACAAGTAAAGCAATTAGAAGCAATCTTAAGTGAACTACCGATGAAGTTCGGAGTACCTATTTTGAATATCTTAAACGAAGCTGCAAAGCCAAAGGATGAAGCAGAGTGAGTTACAACTAGAGTTAAACAAGTTTAGAGACTATGTAATTAGTCAGGCTAAAGCAAATCTTACGAGAGGTGGTAAAAACGTTTCTAAGGGATTGTATAACTCTATTAAAGGTAATGTAAAAGCTAATCCTAATTCATTCGAGATGGACTTCTCAATGGAGGAGTATGGAATCTATCAGGATAAAGGAGTTTCAGGTACTGAAAAGAAATACAATACTCCGTTTAAATACAAGACAGGAAACAAGAATGCACCACCACCAAGAGCATTTGACAAATGGGCAGTAAGAAAAGGATTAGCACCTAGAACAAAGACAGGAAAGTTTGCTAGTAGGTCAGGATTAAAATTTGCTTTATCTAGGTTCATACAGAAAAACGGAATCAAACCTAGTTTATTCTTTACTAAACCATTTGAGAAAGCATACAAGAAATTACCACAAGATTTGGTAGAAGCATTCGGAATAGACGCAATAAAATTATTTAACAACACAGTATTTCCTAAACAAAAATAGATGGCAATTTTCGCACGTTCACCTTATATTCTAACAATAAACGAAACAGGACAAACTGCCACAATGATACAGTTATTTTTGTGGGGTGGTAATACTACTCCAATGCCTGCTTCTCCTGCGTACACATTAAGTAAGCAAATACCTTCGTCAAGTTCACCTGCGACTTACTACGACTTATCTCCTTATATAAGAGAGTTTATCAATCACAATACATTGCAAAATGTTACAAGTGGTAATCCACCGACAAACTCTTTTCAATGGGCTTGGGTAGCAGTAAAAACATTTAAGAAAACTACAGGTGGATTTGTTCAGTTTGGCTCAACACTTACTTATCGTGCATACGATGGTTATGGAAATTATACTGATGGAGCTAATCCTAATTTGTCAATCGTTCATCTTTCACCGATAGACTCCTACTATTACAATGACGGAACAGGTAACACTGGACATATTACAATTGAAGGTGCAAGTGGATATTCAATTAAGTACACAAACTTAGTAACAGGAGCAGTTCAAACAGGTTCTTTGGCTACGTCAAACGTTAATGATTGGGCTAAAGTATGGCCAACATATTTAAGTACAGGAAATCGTGTTGAAATAATAACAGGAGGAAGTACAGTATGGAGTGCAACATTTAGACCAAAAGATGAATGTAAATACACACCTATAAGATGTGACTTTGTTAATAAGTTTGGAGCTTGGCAAACTGAGTGGTTTTTCAAAGCAAGTAACAAATCAATCAGCGTTGAAAACACGGAATATAATTTAATGCCTAAAACTTACCCCAATTATGATGTTTTAGAAGGTCAAAGAAAAGTCTTTAACACGAACGCAAAAGAGCAGATTAAAGTAAACACTGATTGGGTAAATGAAAGCTACTCTGAAACGATTAGACAATTAATGTTAAGCGAAAGAATATTATTAGACAAATCACCAGTGAAGATAAATACGAAATCAACAGAGCTTTTCAAAAGCATTAATACACATATGATTAACTACCAACTAGACTTTGAATACGCTTACGACACAATTAACTCAGTAGTGTAATGAATAGAAAGGTACAAATATACATTGAGGGACAAAGACTTGAACTGTTCAACGATGAGCAGATTCAGGTAACATCTACTCAACAGAATGTAGCAGATATATCCAAAACTTACACGGACTTTTCGCAAAGTTTTACTATTCCTGCTTCGCCTTATAACAATGCAATCTTACAACACTTTTATCAGAGTGACGTAAATGCCACTATTGACCACAACATCCGTAGAAACGCATTCATTGAAATTGACTTGACTTTCTTTAGACGTGGTAAAATTCAGATTGACAAAGCACAATTAAAAAACGGACAAGCAGAAAGCTATTCATTAAGTTTCTTTGGAGATGGTAAAACATTACTAGATTATTTTGGTGAGGACTTGCTAAGTAATTTAGATTACACAGATAACAATCATCTATATAATGGTAATGAAGTAAAAAATAGAATTACAGACGATACAAATGCTTACGATGTAAAATATCCTTTAATCAGTTCAAAAAGAATATGGACTTGGACAGGACAAACACCTACGACAATTACTCCAACTTGGTTAACAATACCTACAAATAGTTCTAACGACATTCATCACACATCAGGACACATACACTACAATGAGTTGTTTCCTGCTCTTAGAGTTCAAGAAATATTTAAACGAATCTCACAAAAATACGGAGTTACCTTCAATGGAAACTTTTTGAGTGATGATAGATTTACTAAACTATTCTTGTGGTATAAAAACAAAAATGAATATTTATATTGGACTGAATCACAAAACGTAGATTTTAATAATTATTTAACATCAAGTAATGTAGCTACCAATTCAATTGATTTAACAAATAATTGTATAAATATTCAGCAATATGTAAATAATGGATATCAACATCAAATAACTATTCTTGTAAATTCTATTTCAAGCGCTACTAATGCTTTTTTAGATATTTATCAAAATGGAAATTTATTTCAAAGTATTCCATTTACTACAATAGGTTTATTACCTACAATTACCATACAAGACGTTTTTGGATTAAACCAAAAATATACTTTCAAAATGAGAACAAGTAGTACTTGTAGCATTAATATATCAGTAGGTTACATTATTCGTTATTTTGATAATTCAGGTTATGCGCAAAATATTACAGGTGGTTGTACTACTTTCACAAATACATTTGTAGCTAAAACAGACCTAGCATCGTTAGCGCCTGTAATGAAAATAAGCGACTTCTTTAGTGGTATATGCAAGATATTTAATTTAACGTGTTATGCAACTTCTGCTAACACATATCAACTAGAGCCACTAGACGATTGGTATTCAGCAGGAGCAATAGTAGACATTTCACAATTTACAGACGTAAATTCTATTGATGTAGACAGAATGAAGCTATACAAGAAAATTACAATGAAGTATCAAGACTCTGAATCGTTTTTAAACAAGCAATTCAGTCAGTTGTTCATGCGTGAGTATGGAAACACGACATATCAATATTCTTATGATGGTGATGAGTTTACTTTAGATGTACCTTTCGAGAACTTGCTACAGACTAAATTCACAGGAAGTAATTTACAAGTAGGTTACTCATTAAACAACGAGTTTGCTCCATATGTTCCTAAGCCAATTCTGCTTTATCAATATGACAATAAAGATGTTGATTTTCACTTTAACAATGGAACTACGACAAGTAACATAACAAACTACACACCTTTTGGGCAAGACCTTTACACAAATTTAACTGATTACACTTTAAACTTTGCTCCTGATATTTCTACGATATTAAACGTACCAGTGCAACAAACTTTATTCGGAACGTATTATTTTTCTTACCTATACAATCTTTACAATTTAAAGCAGAGATTAATCAGTGTAAAAACGATACTACCAATAGGACTTTTGACAGGATTAAAATTAAATGATAGATTAGTTATTAGAGACAAGCGTTACATCATTAATTCAATGCAATCTAATCTGACTACTGGAGAAGTAAACTTCCAACTTATCCTAGACTTTAGACCAATGGTAAATTCTACGCAGATACCAAACGTAGGAGTTGATGGAGGAGACATTCAATTATCTATTGACTTTGTAAACGATACTTTCTCTGCTTATATGAGTTCTACAAATTCAGATGTTACTATTGCACCTGATTACATCGAAGCAAGTCAGTTGGTAAATGTTACTTTACCTAGTGGAACTGCAGGAACTGTTTATCCGATAAATATTCAGTACACATTAAATTCAGGAATCATACAAACACGAACTATTAATATTTTACAACAATGATAAAGCAAATAATAGCAATGTTAGCCATAGATAACTTCTACGGAATATCAGAAAACATAGACATAGCCAAAGGAAAGTATGCAAATACAAAATCATTCCGTAAAATGACAAGACAAGAGATACGAAAAAACGCACGCAAAAAAATTAACTGATGGCTGAAAAGAAAGTAATAGAAATACAGGTAAAAACAAATGCAGCTCAATCTACAACTGAAATAAATGCAGCAACTACAGCTACACAAAACTTAGGTAATGCAACTGCTGAAGCAGGTTCTAAATCGAAAGTTTTTAATGATGTTAAGAATGTCATTACAAGTATGGTTCCTGGACTTAAAGCAGCAGAAGGTGGTGTGACAGGTTTAAGCGCTAGTTTAAAGGCATTACTAGCTAATCCTGTTATATTAGTTGTTACAGGAATTGTAGCGGCTTTAAAATTCGTTTATGAAGCATTTCAATCTAACGTTAAAATAGGTAAAGAGATAGCAACAGTTTGGGCAGGATTAAGTGGTGTGGGAAGTCAGATTGTAGATTCTGTAATGGGATTAGTCAGAGCATTTGCATACGCAGCAGAAGCGGCATATAAATTTATTACATTAGATTTTACAGGTGCAGCAAAAGCAATGAAAAAAGCTAATGGAGAAGCTTCAACTTCATTTAATCAATTAAAAGATGCAGTTGACGGAACAACCTATTCTATATTAAAAGGATTAGAAAAACAACAACAAGCAAATAATAAAGCTAAAAAAGAACAATCAGTTAGACAATCTGAGATTAACAAATTACTTGTTCAGTCTCGTGAGATTTTAACAGATGAAACTGCATCTATCAAAGACAAAAAGAAAGCATTAGAAGAAGTCACAAAAGCAGAAAAAGATAGTTCAAAAGAAAAAGTAAGAACTGCACAAGTTGATTTAGATATTCTAAAGAAAAAAGCTAAAGCATTAGGTGGACAAGCGGAAATAAAAATGAAGCAAGAAATCCGAGATGCTACAGTTGCATTAAATGAAGCGGAAACGGAAAATGCAATGACAGGAATTAAATTGAATAAGCAACGTAAAATGTTACTTAGACAAGAAGTTGCTGATGGAAAAGAAGCCGCTAATGCTGCAAAAGAAAGAGCTAAAGAAAAGTCAGAAGCAGAAAAAGCAGTTTTAAAAGCAAAACAAGATGTTCTTGATAAAATTAGAAAGGCTGAAATTGATGCTAATAAAAATGCAATAGAAAAACAACAAGAATTTGATAATCATATTGAAGCCATTGCAGAGCAAAACTATTTAAATACATTAAGTAATAAAGAAAAAGAACTTCAATTAGCAAATGACAAATATTTTGAATTAGAAACTTTAGCAACAGGAAATAAAGACCAATTAGCAATAATTGAACTTGCTAAAATGAATGAGTTGAATGACATCAACTTAAAATATCAGGATGAAGCATACAAAGCAGATAAAGCAGCAAAAGATAAAAAAGATGCAGCAGATAAAGAAGCTGCAGCAAAAGAAATAGCACAAGCAAAAGCAGTAGCAGAACAAAAAGCTGCTATTCAAATGCAAGGACTAGACACTGCACTTCAGGGAGTTCAGTTAATTAAAGGTTTATTTGAAAAACAAAAAGGAGTACAGAAAGCAGCAGTTATTGCAGAATCTGCAATTGGTATTGCTAAAATGATTATTGCAAATAAACTAGCAAATGTAGCAGCACTAGCAACACCTCAAGCAGTAGCATCAAGTGGATTGACAGCAGCACCCGTTATTGCAATGAATAATATATCTACAGGAATAGGTATCGCAGCGAATATAGCAGCTACTGCAAAAGCATTAAAAACTTTAGGCGGTGGTTCTGCTCCTCCGGCTGGTGACACAGGTGGAGGTGGAGGAAGTGGAGTTATGTCTGCAAACTTTAACGTTGTAGGAAACTCCGGACTTAATCAACTTGGACAACTTCAACAGAAACCGATGAAGACTTATGTAGTTAGTGGAGATATGTCAACTGCTCAAGCACTAGATAGAAACAGAATTGAAAATGCAACATTAGTACAATAAATCGTTTTAATATTATGAAAATTGTAGAATTAGTAATAGACTCAAAAGATGAATTAAGCGGAATAGACGCAGTTTCTGTCGTACATTCTCCAGCAATAGAGGAAAACTTTATTTATCTATCAAAACACGAAGTAGAACTGAAAGAAGTAGACGCTGAGAAAAAGATTATTATGGGAGCTGCATTAGTTCCTAACAAACAAATCTACCGAGTAAACGAAAAGACGAAAGAAGAATACTACATATATTTTTCTGAGAATACAGTACGTCAAGCATCAGAGTTATTCTTAATGAACTCAAATCAAAATAACGCTACCTACGAACACGACAAGAAACTTCAAGGAATGTCAGTTGTAGAAAGTTGGATAATTGACGATAGTAAAACGGATAAAAGTCGATTTTATGGCTTTGATTTGCCAAAAGGAACTTGGATGATATCTATGAAGGTAAACAACGAGGAAGTTTGGCAAGATGTTAAAGCAGGTAAAGTAAAAGGATTCTCAATCGAAGGTTACTTTGCAGACAAGTTAGAAATGTCAATGATGAGTGAAGAAGAAATGTTATTAGAACAAATTAAACAAATAATTATTGAAGATGGCAAAAACTAAAACACCAAGTTACTCATCACCAAAAGGCGGCAAAAGAGGATGTCTATGCGAAAACGGAAAATATTCAAGCAAATGTTGCGATGGTAGTCTTCAAGCACAAGGCATAGGAATGACTACAGGCACTGAAAACGTTTCTGTAACAATTAGTTCAGGTACTACTGTTATAATTCGTCAGAACGGATAAAATAAAGCTACTTTAATAGGTGGCTTTCTTATTTAATCTTCTTGTATTTCTTTTATTTCGTGTATTTCATTAACTGCAATATAAAAATCATTAATAACTTTTGTATGCCTGTTTATTCCGTGTTGTCCAAGCAATTGATAAACTAAATCTAAAAATGACAACATCTCGTGTATTTCCTTTCTTGTTCTTTTCATAATAATACTTTTTCTAGTTCTTCCCTAACTTCTACTAAATATTCTAGGAATGTCCATTGAGTCCCTAATTGATAATCAAAATTACATTCTTTAGGTAATTCTTTAATATAACCTGCTAAAAATAATTTATGAGAGTTTAATCTTGAAGGAGTAACAAAATCTATTGTTTCATCAATCCATAGTATTGCTAGTTCTTTACTACCAAATTTATCTAATAAGTAAAATGATTTGTCTTTTGGGTTCATAGCTTTTAATTTTTATCAAATATATAAAAATACAACAGATAAATCTAATTATCGTTTTATTAAAAAAAGAAGACAATGGGATTAAACGAAGTATTTAAAAAAGTAGCATCAATTAATGAAGTTACTGAGTTAGCAAAACACGAAGTTCTTTTAGCTGACTTTGCAGATATTAAAACACAACTTGACAGAGTTGAAGGTGAATACAAAAAAATACTTGACTACTCAAATAAAATTTATGCGTTGAAACAAGAAGCTAAAAAAAATACTTCGGTTGATGCGTTGAGTAGAATAAATGCTGAATTAGCAAGTGATAGAACAAACTTTATTGTTAAAGTAAAAGCATTAGGGATTGATGAAACAAAAATACCACAACCTAAGCAATACGAAGAAGCAATTAAAAAAGTAAGTGCTTTAATTAACAAAGCAAAAGAATACGTATTAGACTTTCAAAAATAAATAAAAACGAAAAATGAAAAATAGCACAATCAACAAAATCAAAGCACTTCTAGGAATGGCAGTGAGTTTAGAAATGATGAAGTTAGCAGACGGAACTACGGTTTTAGAAGCAGACGCATTTGAAATGGATAACGAAGTATTTATCGTTACTGCAGATGAGCAAAAAATTCCTTTGCCAATTGGTGAATACGAATTAGAGAACGGAATGATTCTAGTAGTAGAAGTGGAAGGAATGATCAAAGAAGTAAAAGAAGCTCCAGTTGCTGAAGAAGTTATGCCTGAAGATGAAGTTGCTCCTGAAGTTCCTGTAGCTGCTGCTGAAGAAGTATCTGCTCCAAAGAAAACTATCGAATCAATTGTTAAAGAAACATTCTTTTCAGAAATCGAAGCATTAAAAACAGAAAATATTGAATTGAAAGCTAAATTGGAATTGCTTTCTAAAGTTGACGAAGTTGCAGTTGAAGCAATCGAACTTTCAGAAGAGCCTAAACCGATTATGCACAATCCTGAAAACACGAAACCAGTAGAGATGTTCAAGTTTGCACAAAACAGAACTAAAACTTCCTTGGATTCAATCTTTGAAAAATTAAACAAATAATATTAACTAACAAACATTTTTTAAAATGGCAACTACAACATCAATTACTACTACTTACGCTGGAGAATTTGCAGGTAAGTACATTGCCGCAGCTTTATTGTCTGCACCAACATTAGAGCAAGGTGGTTTAACTATCCACCCGAACGTAAAGTTCAAACAAGTTATTCAGAAAATTGGAAGTGATGCAGTCGTTAAAGATGCAACTTGTGATTTTAGTGCTACATCTACATTAACATTAACTGAGAAAGTTCTTCAACCTGAGGAGTTCCAAGTTAACTTACAATTGTGTAAAAAAGATTTCCATTCAACTTGGCAAGCTGCTGAGATGGGTTACTCTGCATTTGATGTACTTCCTAAATCTTTCTCTGATTACCTTATCGGTTACGTTGCAAATAGAGTATCTGCTGCAATGGAGAAAACAATATGGACAGGAGTTAATGCTACTGCAGGTGAGTTCGCAGGAATTATGACACAATTAACTACAGATGCTGCTTTACCATCTGCACAAGAAGTTGCAGGTACAACAGTTACTGCTGCTAACGTTGTTGCTCAAATCGGTTCTATCGTTGATGCTATTCCTTCACGTTTGTACGGACAACCTGACTTGAAATTGTACCTTTCTCAAAATATCGTTAAAGCATACATTCGTGCTTTAGGCGGATTCGGTGCTTCAGGATTAGGTGCTAACGGTACTAACAATCAAGGAACACAATGGTACACAAATGGTTCTTTGAGCTTCGATGGTTTACCAATCTTTATGGCTAACGGATTAGCTGACAATACAGGTATTGCTACTACAACTTCTAACCTTCACTTCGCAACAGGTTTGTTGAACGATATGAACCAAGTTAAAGTATTAGATATGGCAGATTTGGACGGATCAGAAAACGTTCGTGTAGTTATGCGTTTTACTGCAGATGCTAAATACGGATTTGCTGAGGATATCGTTACTTACGGAATCGTTAACTCTGCTAACTAATATTAACAGACATTAATTTAAAGGGGAGGTCAAATGCCTTCCCTTTTTTGTTTCACTAAAAAAATATAAAAAAATGGCTTGTGATATCGCAAACGGAAGATTAGAAGTATGTAAAGATGCCATCGGTGGTATTGATGCAATCTACTTCATTAACTTTGGAGACTATACATATCCTACAGATGTAGCTTATGTAGCAGGAACTGACACTATTGATACAATTGCTAACGTATCAACACTTTACAAATTTGAATTAAAAGGTACAAACACTTTCGACCAAGTAATTACTGCATCTCGTGAGAACGGAACATCATTTGTAGAGCAAACACTTTCAGTTACTCTTAAAAAACAAGATGCTGCAACTCATAAATTAGTTAAATTATTGTCTTACGGACGTCCTAACATCGTAGTTAGAAACCGTAACAATCAATTTTTCTTAGCAGGACTTGAATACGGAATGGAGTTAACTACTGCAAACGTTTCAAGTGGGACGCAGATGGGTGATATGAATGGTTATCAATTGACTTTTGTAGGCACAGAGAAATTGCTTGCAAATCTGTTAGAAGCTTCTTCAGAAGCAGACTTAACAGGTCAAGCTGGAGATGTATTCGGAGTAACGACAACAATCGTATAAGCATAATAGATTCTTTTTTTCATAGTTTGATTAGGGGTGGCTTCGGTTACCCCTTTTCTATTTTAAAACGATTTGAGAGTTTGTACGTTTAATATGTATGATAGTATTAACACCTTCTACATCAGCACAGACCTTTTCGTTTATTCCTCGCTTTGAGAATTACACAACGATGTCAATAACTGACGAACAAACAAATGTAACTACAACAGTTGCTATTACAAGTTCAACGCAAGGTGGCTATGTAAATTCAATAACAGCAACATTTGCTTTAAAAAACAATCACACTTACATACTATTGCTATCAAACGGAACAACTATCTGTCATAAGGATAAAGTTTTCTGCACAAATCAAAACATCGCAGACTTCTCCGTAAACAACGGAACATATACTTCTAACGCTACAACAAACACTTTCATAGTTTATGAGTGATAACTTACATATACTGAGCTTAAGTGCTTACACAACGCCTACAATCCAAGAATCTAAAAGAGAAAATTGGGTTGAGTATGGTGAAGACAATAATTACTATTCTTTTTTGATAGATAGATATACGAACTCTACTACAAATAATGCTATTATAAACAATATTAGCAGACTTGTTTACGGGAAAGGACTATCTGCTTTAGACGCTAACAGAAAACCTTCTGAGTATGCTCAAATGATGAGCTTATTTAGCAAAGAAGATATTCGTAAAATGGTATTAGATAGAAAGATGTTAGGTCAATTTGCTATCCAAGTACACTACAACGATAAACACGATAAAATTCTAAAGGCTTATCATATGCCAGTGAATTTAATTCGTGCAGAGAAATGTAATAAAGACGGAGAAATAGCAGGATATTACTATTCTGACGATTGGACAGATGTTAAGAATTTTGCTCCAGTGCGTTATTCTGCGTTTGGAATGTCAAAAGATAAGGTAGAGATTCTATTCTCTAAACCTTATGCAGTTGGAATGAAATACTATTCTTATCCTGACTATCAAGGTTCAGTTCCTTATGCACTATTAGAAGAAGAAATTGCAGATTATTTGATAAACGAAGTACAAAACGGATTCTCAGGAACTAAAGTAGTTAACTTTAACAACGGAGTACCTACTGAAGAACAACAAGCAATGATTACTTCTAAAGTAATGAACAAGCTAACAGGTTCTAGAGGTCAAAAAGTGATTGTAGCATTCAACGACAACTCGGAATCAAAGACAACTGTTGATGATATTCCTTTAAATGATGCTCCTGAACACTACACATACTTATCTGAGGAGTGTTTGCGTAAGATTATGTTAGGTCATAACGTGACTTCTCCGTTATTATTTGGAGTTGCTAGTTCAAATGGATTTAGTTCTAACGCAGACGAGCTTAAAAACTCTGCTGTGTTGTTTGACAATATGGTTATTCGTCCAATGCAAGAGGAGTTATGTGAAGCATTTGATGAGATTCTAGCATTTAACGGAATCACTTTAAAACTATTCTTCAGAACATTACAGCCTTTAGAGTTTACAGACCTTGAAAACACGCAAACTGCAGAACAAGTAGTTGAAGAAACAGGAACAGATGGAACTGCTTTAAGCAAAATGGACAAGCAAATTGCTGATGCCTTGATTGAATGTGGTGAAGTAGTAGATGAAAATTGGATATTAATTGATGAGTTTGAAGTTGATTACGACCAAGAAGATGAAATTGACTTAGAGATTGAAAAAGCAAATAGTAAAAAACAATCTTTATTGTCTAAAGTTTACAACTTTGTAAGTACTGGAACTGCTAATCCTAGAGCTAAATCAGAACAAGATTCTAACATTGATGGATTTAAGTTCATTACACGTTACCGATACAATGGAGGTATTAAAGACAACACACGTGAGTTTTGTAGAAAGATGGTATCTGCTGATAAAGTATATCGCAAAGAAGATATCATTAGAATGGGTTCACAAGCAGTAAATGCAGGTTGGGGAGCAAAAGGTGCTGATACTTATTCTATTTGGTTATACAAAGGAGGAGGAGCTTGTCATCATAAATGGATGAGACAAACATTTGTATCATTTGAGAAAGGACGAGGAATAGATCCATTAAGTCCTAATGCAAAAACAATCAGTACAAACAAAGCAGAGAAAGCAGGTTACAGAGTTAGGAATCCACAAGAAGTTGCGATGCGTCCTGTAGATATGCCGAATCAAGGATTTTTACCTAAAAACAATTAACAATGGCAGAGGCTTTATTTATAACTCGTGACGACATCGTAAAATACACTGCGTTAAATGGAAACGTTGACACTGATAAGTTTATTCAGTTTATCAAGATAGCTCAGGATATTCACATACAGAATTACTTAGGTTCTAAACTATTCCAAAAGCTACAAGCTGACGTTATCGCAGGAACTCTTGCAGGTAATTATTTGAGTTTAGTTACTACTTATGTTCAACCGATGTTGATCCACTGGGGAATGGTAGAATATTTACCTTTCGCAGCTTACACAATTGCAAACAAAGGAGTTTACAAACATTCATCTGAGAATGCTGAGAACGTAGATAAAAACGAAGTAGACTATTTACTCGAAAAGGAAAGAAGTATTGCTCAACATTACACGGAAAGATTCATAGACTATATGTCATTTAATCAGACTTTGTTTCCAGAGTTTAGAGCAAACAAGAATAATGATATGTTCCCTGATTCCAACAATAACAACATAGGATGGTATCTGTAAAAACTAAAGTATATAAACCGAAAGAAACTAATGTTGAGAAACTTCGTGTTTTTCTCGCTAAATTAAATAAAAACGAAAATGGCAAATAGTAACGGATGGGGAGATGGTGCTGCCAACAATGCAATAGGTTGGGGACAAGGTGCTAATAATAACATCGGATGGGGTAAATCACATTCTACATCTAACGCAGGATTAACTGACATCGTAGGACTTACTACAGATTCAGACGCACAGGCATTTATTACTGCTGCTGCAATTACAAACGCTACGCAACAAAGTGCAATAGACACACTTGTGAAAGGTTTAAAGACTGACGGAATTTGGACAAAGATGAAAGCTATTTACCCGTTTGTCGGTGGAACTGCATCAACTCATAAATACAACCTTAAAGACCCTAGAGATTTAGACGCTGCTTTCAGATTACAATTTAATGGTGGAATAACTCATTCTAGTACAGGTGTTTTACCAAATGGAACTAATGGTTATGCAAATACTTTTTTTATTCCATCTGTGCAAATAGCAAATGCTGATAGTTTTCACTTCTCTATTTATTCAAGAACAAATGGTGCTTGGACATATCCTGATATAGGAGCTATAGAGTATGATGGTGATGGTAATTATTATGTGGTGCAGTCATTTTATGGGATTAATGCGAATGGTGGAAATACTACTTTATGGCACGGGAATAATAATGCACGTGGTTTTTTGGATACTAATTCATTAGGTTTATATGTTGGTAATCGTAATTTAACAGGTAGTGCTACAGCATTTAAAAATGGTGTTTTAAAACTTACTAATAGTGCAGGAAGTGCATTAAGTGCCGGCGTTCCAATGTCTTTAATGGCATTATTAGGGGAATTTTATGGTAGAAGAGAATTAGCATTTTCAACATTAGGAACAGGTTTAACAAATACAGACAACACCAACTTATATACAAGAATTCAAACATTCCAAACAACTTTATCTCGCCAAGTATGATACAAGTAGCACTATTAACAGAAGTAGAAAAAGACGAACTTACAGGAGTTCAATACGCACCTGATTGTTTTTACAATCCCATTCAAGATTTACTAGATGATTGGGTTATTTCACTTGAAGAAGTAAATGGTACAACTAATCCTGAAACAATGTGGGTAAAAGACCTTAATGTTATTGAGTACAAACCAAAACCTGTAATTGTTTTAGAACCTAAAACTCCTGTAAATGAAGACTAATCTTACAATCATAGCTTTCTCAATTTGCACGGTGCTTACTCCAATAGTGCCTTTAGTTTTAATCGCAATAGTAGCAATTATTTTAGATACGTGTTTTGGTATTTGGAAAAGTATTCGTAAGACAGGATGGAAATCAATTCGTTCACGTAGACTATCTCACACCATCTCTAAGACACTTTTATATAGTGGAGCGATAGTATTTGTGTTCCTGTTAGAAAAATACGTTGTAGCTGATATTTTAGGACACTTCATTGCAATTGATTTACTGATGACAAAAGCGTTTACTACATTCTGCGTTTACACGGAAGTAAAAAGTATTAACGAAAGCTACTACTCAGTTACAGGAATCAACGTATGGGATAAGTTTGTTAAGTTTGCAAAACGAAGTAAAGAACAACTAGACGAAATCAAATGACGCTAATAGAAAAATACGTTGCCTTTACTAAGAAATGGGAAGGTGGACTATCCAGAGATAAATCAGATTCTGCATCTAGCTTTCCGTGTCCAACTGCTTACAAGGGAAAAACGGGATATCACACCAACGCAGGAATAACTTATCAAGCGTGGGTAAGTTTCTTTGGAGTAGAAAACGACCATAGATTCTACTTGATGAACGCTGAGGATTGGTTTACTATCTTCAAAAAAGGATATTGGGATGCAGTTAGAGGTGACTCTTACAATTCACAAAACATTGCAATATTTGTTACAGGTATGGCGTGGGGATCAGGAGTTAAACAAGCATCGAAATCTTTACAGGTAGCAATCAATCATTGTGGTTTACTTTGTACAGTTGACGGAATCATAGGAGTAAAGACAATACTACTGGCAAACTCAATTGAACCTAAGAAATTATTTGACGCATTGACTGCTGAAAGAGAAAGATTCTTTTATGCAATTGGAATAGGTAAAAACGCTAAATTCTTGACAGGATGGTTAAACAGATTAAACGATTATCGTTATACATTTCGACCTTAATTATTTTAGGTTCGTGTTCAGCTAATTATCACGTTTTACGTGCAATCAAAAAAGGATATGTTTGTGACGAAACTAGCGACACAATACAAGTTTCGACAATAGACTCAATTCCGTACGTTTTAAGAGACTCAATTTATTGGGAGAAGGTAATTGTTCAGAAAGATACAATCGTTCGTTACAAGCGTTCTTACGTACCTAAAACGAGATTTCAGACACGTATTGAATATAAGTACAAAACAAAATACATCAAAGCGGAAGCTCAGAAGGTAAAATATCAAAATAAATACATCACAAAGACGAAAGTTAATTGGTTATTTGTAATATTGTCATTTATTATTGGATTCTTTACAAGATTAGCATTGAGTGAAACCTTTAGAAGTAGGTTAAGACTTCTACCTAAACTTTAAGTATGAGCAAACAAAGTAGATTCCGATTACAAGAAGACGAAATAGAAATATTAAACTCTTACAGGACAATTAAATTAGAATCTAACGGGCTAGGATTAGACGATAAAGATGTAAAAAACGGATGGATTAAGAATAAACACGCATCATTGTTCTTTAAAAATCCGAACTTTAAGGAAGCTGAGGAAGTAAATTATAAAGAGCTGCAGGATTTAATCTTAAAAGACATCAAAGATTTTAAACCTGAATATCCTACAATCTTTAGAAATCCATCAACAGACGGACATTTACTTGTGGTTGATCCTGCTGACATACACATCGGAAAGTTATGTGAAGCATTTGAAACAGGCGAGGACTATAACAATCAAATCGCAGTTAAACGAGTAAAAGACGGAGTACAAGGAATCCTAGACAAAAGCTCAGGGTTTAACATTGATAAAATTCTTTTTATTGGAGGAAACGATATTTTACATATTGATACTCCTAAACGAACTACTACTGGAGGAACACCACAGGACACAGACGGAATGTGGTACTCTAATTTTCTAATCGCAAAACGTTTATATGTTGATATCTTGGAAACTTTGTTATCTGTGGCTGATGTTCATTTTACTTTCAATCCCAGCAATCACGATTATACACACGGTTTTTTTCTTGCAGATTGCATACAAACTTGGTTTAAAGATTGTGATAACATTACTTTTGATTGCTCTATTGCTCATCGCAAGGGGTACTTATATGGAAAGAATCTAATCGGAACAACTCACGGAGACGGAGCAAAACACGAACACTTACCTTTATTGATGGCAACTGAGTTTCCACACGAATGGAGTTTGTCTAAGCACAGGTATGTTTATACGCATCACGTTCATCACAAGACTTCTAAAGATTACATTGGAGTAACTGTTGAATCACTACGATCACCCTCCGGAACGGACTCTTGGCATCATAGAAACGGCTACCAACATTCACCACAAGCAGTAGAAGGATTCCTGCACCACAAAGAATTTGGTCAAGTTTGTAGGATATCACATATCTTTTAGTATATTTGCAACTCATAGTTTTTTAGGTTTTTGGATTAGGGGATGTCGCAAGGCATCCCTTTTTTTATGGGTATAACTTTACATTTTACCTTTGTTCTGTTACAATATAATGTGCTTTTGCATATTATAATGTCCATAAGTGGCAACATAAAGGACAAATACATATTATAATGTTACTTATAAGTCACTTTATATATACGCATTGATACGTAAAATATACGTATTTACATCTTATTTGGTATAAATTTTCCCTAGTAAAATCAAGTATTTTAAAAATAATTGTAAAAAAAATGAAAATAATTGTTCATAATTGAAACCTTATCTTTATATTTGCATATAAGTAATTCAAATAACAAATTTAAAAGCTATGAAAAAACAAGAAATGATCCAAGTAATGATTGCAGAAGAAAAGCAATTGTGGAAAGAAATGATGGAGTGTATTGACAAACTAGGAATGCGTGACTCTATTACAGATATCGCAGTAGCACGTTGGTCAGCTGTTAATAAACTAGTATGTAAACTTAGAGGAATATGAGAACACTAAACGACACACAGAAAGACTTTATAGGTGGTGCAATTGCATTTACATTATTTTGGCTTGTAATCGGATATTTCACTGCTACGCAACCTGACTATTGCCAAACGAATAAAGCACCTCAGGAAGTAAAAAAACAAACCCAATCGCCAGTATTAGAGAAATACGGAGAACTAATCACTAAAAACAAATAAGATGCTAGATATTGAATACGACAAACAACAAATGGATGTTTACTACGAGAAAGGTAAAATCTGTTTTATGGTAACACTTAATTGGTGGTGGGATGATTACTCAAGAGATAGAATCTTTGATAACGAATGGGTAACTATTGACTTTGATATTGTAGAAGCTAAATGGTGGAAAGAAGATGTAGACGGAATGAATGAAATTAAACCTACAATTCTTTATAAAGAATGGATTGCAGAACAAATTGAGTTAATGCGTAGAAACGAAGGATTCTTGTTTGACGATATGAGAGAACGAATAGAAGAAATTCACCAAGACAGATACGAAGATTATGGTATTTAGACTACAACGGATGATTCAGTTTTGGAAAACGAAGTCATCACCGGAAACAATTAGAGGCAGCTTCAACGAGGAGCTTTATAGAAGAATATGTGAAATCAAATTTAATCAAGAATTATGAAATACAAACTAACATACAAAATAGGAATAGCAACAGTGCAAGAATGGATATTTACGTCCAAGAGTTTAGCATACTGGAAGAAGAGGGATCTAATCGAAACAGGTAGATTCAATATGGGTAGTTTTGAAATAAAAGAATTTAAATTTTAACACAATGAAAAACGATTTAATAGAACGAGTAACGTACTTAATAGAAAGAGACGAACTGAATAAACGAAATAGACGAAAAGAAAACATTTACAAGAAGTGCTTTCTGATGAACCAACTGAGAAAAGAGGAACTTACCTTTAATGAAATAGGAGCTTACTTCAATCAGCATCACGCCAGTGTAATTCACAACATTCAAACGCATAAAAATCTCTTGCAGTATAACAAGGATGAATATATGGATATCGTGCGTGAATATCAAGTTTTTTTAGTTGATTCAAAGTACATTCTACAGCCTAGAAACATCATTGACGATGTAAACGGATGCACAAGCCTTTACAAGTTACTACGTGTGAAAAGATGGATTGCAGAAGGCAGATATAATAATTTACAAGATGAAGCAACTTTATTAGAAGTTTAGCGTTATATTTGTACAGGTGTTGCAGACCTTTAAAAAAATTATTGAAAGTCCATTAGGGAGTAGTGCTGCAACCACGAAACTTAATGGGCTTTTTTATTGCGTAAAATGTTGCAGATGGCAAAAGACAAAAAATCGTTTATCCTTTACGTTGATCAAAAGGACTTATGGAACAAACTACCTGATGAGATTGCAGGTCAATTAATCAAACACATTTATAGTTACGTTAGTGATGAGAATCCAAAGAGTAATGACTTAATTGTAGAAATTGCATTTGAGCCAATCAAACAACAGTTGAAACGTGATCTTAAATTATTTGAAGAAAAGCGAGTAAAAAGAAGTGAAGCAGGTATGGCAGGAGCTAACAAACGATGGCAAGAGATAGCAAACGATAGCAAACGCATTAGTAGCATAGCAAAAATAGCTGATAATGTTAATGTTAATGATAATGTTAATGTAATAGATAATATAGACTATCAAGCGTTGCTTGAGTTTGTGAATAAATCTTTTGGTAGAAACTTCAAGGTAGTTGGTGATAAGGTACAACGCTCTTACAAAGCACGATTAAAAGACGGATACAAAAAAGAAGATATCATAAACGCCATTAAGAACTGCAAAGAAAATCCATACCACAAAGAAAACAACTACCAGTATTGTACACCTGAATTTTTTAGTAGAGCTGAGACCTTAGATAAATATGCTGACAGGACAATTAAAACGGAAAGTGATAGTATATTAGCAATCCTAAATAAATAAACTATGATACTTAAACAAGGAGATTCGTTACAATACCTACTTGACGTAAAAGACGGAAAGATAAAACAAGGATTAGGATTAGACTGCTTCCTAGATGAGCATTTAAGATTTAACCTAAACAACTAAACATCATT